GATCCGCTAGAGTTTGTGGGTCGACGCCTGATGAGCTACTGGCAGCGCGTGGCGCAGCGCCGCACCATCGCTACCGCCGTAGGTATCTATAACGACAACGTAGACGCGAACGGCGGCGACATGGTTGTTGATGCAGGCGGCACAATTACTGCGGCTTCTATCATTCGTGCGCGCGGCACCATGGGCGATTACTCAGGCCAGATGGGCGGCATGAACGTCATCGCAATGCATTCCGCTGTGCATACCGAGTTGCAGATTCTCAATCTGATCGACTACACGCCGATTGCCGACCAAGTGCCGGAATTTGGGCGCTACCAGGGTATGCGTGTGGTTGTTGATGACGGTATGCCGCTAATTGCCGGTGTTGACACAGCGCCCGACAAATATCTCTCGATCATCTTTGGCCCTGGCGCTATCGGTTATGCCGAGGAACAACCCGCTGGTGAAGATGGCCTTGACTACGAGCGCTCGCCCGACCGCGGCAATGGCGGCGGTGCAGAAACGCTATGGACACGCCGGAATTTCGTTACTCATCCGCTGGGCTTTACGTTTGAGGGCACTACTATCACAGGCACTCCGACGACTACGCGGCCTATTTCTGCTAACTGGTCTGACCTCGCGCTAGCCACCAACTGGACGCGCAAATTCGACCGCAAGCAGGTGCCAATGGCATTTGTAACTTCAAACGTAGCGGCGTAATCAACTGCTAGCCCTGCGGGGCTAGTAGCTCTAGAGGATTCATCTATGTCTACTGCAAAAGATAACTACATTGACCCCAATGCAAAAGCGCGCTGGGGCTTTGGCTCCGAAGGCGGGCAGGTCACTGTTGGTGACAAAACGGTTGGCGAGACTGGCGGCGTAGATAGCGTGCGCACTGACGCGACCCAAGATGCCGCGCGCAAGAATGGCGGCGGCACCAAGGCCAAGAGCAGCGACAAGTAACACTCAAGGCGTCCACGGGCGCCCTCTTATTTCAAAGGACAGCGAATGAACATCTACATTACTGTAGCCGACGTTACCGACATTCTAGGCGTTAGCTGGTTCGGCGATGGCGATGCTGATCTCGCTGTTCTGCAAGCCAACGCCTGGCTATCTGCCAAAGGCGTAGCGACGAATGACCCGGTTGACGCGGACGTTGTATTGGCGGGCGCATATCTGGCGAAAGAGGCGTCTATCAACGGCCTTTATGCTGACAGCGAGCCCACCGTTAAGCGCAAGCGCGTTAAAGCTGACAGCGTTGAGTCAGAAACCGAGTACATGGACGGCTATACCGCCCGCACGGGGCAACTTAGGTTTGTCCACGACCTGCTAAGGCCTTTCCTACCCGCAGGCGGCGGTTCTAACTTCGATGTACGGAGGGCTTGACATGGGTATTCGCTCCGATATTCAGACCGACATTGCCGCAGCGTTTGATACTGACCTAGCGGATACAGTCAGCCTCTTAGAGGGTGTGTTCACGCAATCGAGCGGTGAGTATGACCCGGCCACAGGGCAATACCCTACGATTACCACAAACTACCGTGGTCGCGGCGTATTGGGCGGGTTTCGCACGTTCGAGATCGACGGCGTTCGCATCCTAGCGACTGATTACAAGATCACCGCGCTGCAAAACGAGTTGTTGCTAACAGGCACCAGCTCCCCCGCTGTCCCGCGAGTCGATGACGTAATCAACGGCATGACCGTTATCGACGTGCAGCAAGACCCGGCAAATGCAGCTTGGTCGCTACAATGCCGAGGCACGCCAACATAGAGGGCGACTAAATGGCCTGGTCAAGACCACTATCAGGATTCGCTACCGAAGTTGAGCGCGACCAAAACAAGCGGTTACGCGGCTTTGCGCTCCAAGCACTATCTGGTGTGATTGAGCGCAGTCCTGTAGACACCGGCGCGTTTCGCGGCAATAACACCGTTTCCGTTGGCTCAGCAGATAACAGCGTAGACCCTAACGCCGCCGACCCATCCGGCACACAGGCGCTAAACGAGGGCATGCGAATCATCGGGCAAGTAAACGACGCGTTCGGCGTGATTTACATACAGAACAATCTGCCCTATGCCGAAAAGCTGGAAGCAGGGACGTCATCTCAGGCGCCAGGCGGCATCTATGCCGTGACACTCAACGATCTAAACGAGGCAGGCCGATGACGTTTGAAGAAATCCGCCTCGCGGTCGAATTCCACATGGCCGGATGGAACGGCCCGCCAGTGGCTTACGATGGCACGCGAAACTCACCAGCTGTTGATCAGGCCATTGCTACCAAATCCGACTGGGTGACGCTAACGATCAACCATGGCGCCTCAATCACAGCGGGCATTGGTTCTGATCCATGCGTGCGACGCACAGGGCTTATACAATTTCAGATTTTTACTGATGAGAATACAGGCTCGCGCCCCGCTGCCCTGCTAGCCGACTCGCTAGCTCAGCATTGGGAGCACTGGCAAGACGGCGGTATCGAAACCCAAGCCGCGTCTGTTCGGCGCATAGGCGAGAGTGACGGATGGTACATGTACCTAGTGAGCCTCAGCTTTAGAGCTGGATAACTAACTCCACCAAGCACCACCATTACCCGCCGAGTGCGGGTTTTTTTATGTCCAAAACCCTCATGAGGTAAAAATATGGAAAGTAACCGCGTACGAATCGGCTATCGCCTAGCTGGCTCTGCCGACCCATGGCAAGTAATCCGGCGCACGAATGATGCGCTAACGGCTGGCACCGAAGTGCAGCGCTCAGATGAGATTCGCTCCGACCGAATGCGCTCAGGCCAAAAAGTCACGACGATCACCGCCGGCGGCTCGGTAGACTTCGAGATGAGCGCAGCCTCATTCGATGATTTCCTCGCTGCTGCGATGTGCACCGATTGGGCAACTGATGTGCTGACTGTTGGCACCACGACCAAGCGGTTTGACGTTATCAAGAGCTATTTAGCTGACGACGAGCATATCGTTTTTAAAGATATGGAAGTCAGTCAGCTGTCTCTGACGGCTACGTCCGGCGAAAAAATCACTGGGCAAATCACGTTCATGGGCCGCGAAGTCGAAACTGACTACGCGCCCGGCGCTGACACTTTTACTGATGCGACCACCGGCCTAATCTTCGACTCAAGCAACAACCTGAATGGCGTCACTGTTGACGGCGCTGCGCTGGTGAATACTTGCTTTAAAGAGCTTGGTCTGACGATCAATAACAACCACCAAACCGACCAGTGCGTTGGATCGCTGTACCAGAACCACTTTAAAGGCTCCTGTGATATTACGACCAGCAGCACGATCCGTATGGCTTCGTCTGCGCTCGACCTGTGGCGTAGCTCTATTGCTAACGTGCCAGTCGCCTTAGCGTTCAACATGGCAGACGGCGATGGCTACTCCTACGCATTTACGCTCGGTGAGGTGTACCTGTCTACCGAGCCGCCTTCCGGCGCCCTAGACGCCATTCTTGACCTGTCAGCCGAGGGCACTGCGGCCGTTGCAGCCGATGGTGAGATGATCACGATCACACGCACAGTCCCAGGCACATAATAAACGTTTAACCGCTTTGGCCCCGCGTGCTGTCTGTCGCGCGGTGGCATCTTTTTTAACAGACATCCACCAACAGATAATGAGGCAAATAACTATGTTTGAACTAAACAGCTACGACGCAGACAGCTTTGAATCCGGCGTATGGTCTGCCGTACAGGGCGATAGTGAGCTAAAAGTGGCACGCGCTGGCAACGCTGAATATCTACGCGAAGTGGAAAAGCTAGAGAAATCGTTCCGCAAAGAACACGGCGAAAAGTTAGAGCCACAGCAACGCCATTCACTGAACTGCCAAGCCATCGCGCGCGGTTTGTTGAAAGACTGGCGCAACGTCACAGAAGACGGGAAGGTGATTGAATACACCCCCGAAGTTGGCGCTAAGTATCTAAAGCGCAACCCGAAATTGTTGAGCTTTGTGCTTGATCGCGCAAACGATCTTGAGCGCTGGGAGCGCGAAGACCTGGAGAATCAAGCAAAAAAGCCTGCCGCTTCCTCCGCTGGCAAAGCCAGTTCCAGCGCGTAGGACAATCGTTTGATGAGGCCGTCGAGGAGTACCGCACTGATTGCGAATTCCTCGACGTTGAGTTTGATGCGCCAGAGCTAGATAGCATCGTGAGCAACTGGATGCGGCGGTTCAGTCTCGCATCCAGGACGCGCCCGCCTGCTATGAGCAGCATCTCGTCGATCAATCCTATCGACATTCTCACGCTGTGCGAAAAGATGCAGTGGCCGTGCCCGTATGACGAGGCGGTCACTGTACTACTAGCGATTGATGACGTGTATCGCGAAATAAACCAGCCGAAGCAATCCACCTGACCCTACCCTCTAACGTTAATTCGCGCTACGATGAGGGAAACTCAGGAGGATTTATGAAGCTACTAATCACGGCACTAGCGGCGCTAGTGCTAGCAGGGTGCAGCGCTAGCGAGGAGACCGGCTTTTTTAATAAAGCGGGGTTTATTGCCGAGATTAGCACATGGGATGCTGTTGAGGATGTGGCTGTCTCTGATGACGGGCGAATATACATCGGAATGCTTGATAACGGCACCTCTCGCGACGGCTACGCGGGCGCCGTGTGCGAAGAAGCACGGGGGCATGCGAACGGAGATTTAAACGACCGCAGAATCACAATAATCGACGTAGTGGCCTCTGTCAGAGACGATAAGTTCGTAGCGCTAGGCAAAAAGCGGTGCAGCTTCGATTGACCCTATAGATATAGAAACATGACCCGCTTCGGCGGGCTCTTTATTTTATTTATAAGCTTGCTACGGCGGGCTTTTTTCATGCCTGGAGAACGCCGTGGCTGAGTCTAGATTAGAGCTAGTAATTGACAGTCGTTCTGCCGAACGTGAGCTTAGGCGGCTAGAGGGGCGACTCCAAGGCGTTGACCGCGCAGGTGATCGCGCTGATAGATCCGTGCAAGGTCTCGGTCGCGAACTTGGCGGGCTCCGAACTGTGGCGCTCGCCGCTGGCGGCGCATTTGCTGCAATGGGAATAAGCTCATTGGGTCGCGATGTATTTAATACAGTTGCAAGCGTTGAGAAGATGCGCGCCTCCCTGGAAACCGTCACCGGCTCTATTGGCTCTGCTAACGCCGCATGGGATCAGATGCGGGAGTTTGCAAAGACCACCCCTTTTGAGCTAGATCAGTCTGTTAAAGCATTTATCCGCATGAAGTCCCTTGGCCTAGACCCGACAGAGGATGCTCTGCGCTCGTTTGCAAATACGTCTGCTGCTATGGGCACGGATTTAATGCAAATGGTAGAAGCTGTCGCGGATGCCACTACAGGGGAGTTCGAGCGCCTAAAAGAATACGGCATCAAGGCCAGCCAGGATGGCGACAAAGTTGCTCTTACTTTTCAGGGCAACACAACGTCTATTAGGAACAACGCTAGGGAAATACAGCGCTATCTAGAGAATATCGGCAATACCAATTTTGCTGATGCCGCTATTGATCAAATGGATACGCTCGGCGGTAAAGCCAACAATCTCAGCGATAGTATTACCGATCTTTATTTAGCCATTGGAGAAGCCGGCGCAACCGAACTATTCAATGCCGCGCTAGATGGTACGGCCTCGACCGTCAACTACCTAGAAGAGAACATTGAAACGCTCGCTAAAGGCTTCGACCTGCTTAGCGATGCCGCCATTATTGCCGCCGGCATTTTTGGCGGGCGATTTGTTGCAGCTATGGCGGCGGGAACCGTGGCTGCCGTTAACCGGACAGCTGCGAGCATTGCAGGCGCTAAAGCAGACGCGGCCGCTGCTGCTGCGATAACGCGCAGGACGGGCGCAGAGCTAGCCGCTGCTAAAGCGATGCTCAGTACAGCGCAGATTGATGTTGCAGCGACGCGAGGAACGGCGGCGCATACCTTTGCGCTCAACCAGTTGTCAGCAGCTAGAACGCGCACGGCTACCGCAGCAGGCATTCACGCTAGGGCTACCACCGTTTCCACGGCGGCTATGGCTCGGGCGAATGTTGGAGCCAGAGCGCTAACGGGATCCATGGCGCTGCTAGGCGGGCCTATTGGCCTGTTAATCGGCGCCGCTGGTCTGCTGTACGTGTTCCGTGACGAGTTAAACCTAACAGGCCAACGCGCTGGGCTAACAGAAACGCAAATCAGCGACCTCCGCGATGAAATGCAGGATATGTCGCAGGATGATTTAAGCGACTCACTATCAACGCTAAATTCTTCGTTGGATGCTGCAACGCTCAAGGCCGCAACGGCGCGTGAAGAACTATCACAGCTGCGCAGCGAGAACCGGGGCAGCGGCGCTCTAGGCTTCGGTGCTGGACAAGTCGGCGCTGAAGTATCCGGCATACAGGCTGTTGCTGATGCGAAAGAAAAAATCGTTGAACTAGACCAGCGCATAGCGGTGGCGCGTGGCGAGGCCGCTAGCCGGATCGAAGATAGCGCAAACGCCTATGTCGTGTACGCGGACAAGGTCGATAAATCCGCAGAGGAAACCAAGCGCGCTGAGGAGCTAAATACAACGCTATCCGCATCGGCCGCTGACGCTGCTGACAAAACCTATACCCTAGCTGACGCCTACGAATCCCTGCTTGACCGCATAACGCCTAATCGCCGCGAGGCGCGGCAGTATGCGCAAGACCTAGGTGTACTGAACCTAGCGCTGGCTTCGGGCAGAATCAATACCACGCAGTACATGCAGGCCATGGGATTGCTGCAAGAGTCGTTCCAGGCAGCACAGCGGGACAGCACCGACCTGTCTGACACTGTCACCGACGGCACCGACGAAATGACCCGCGAGATGGAGCGGTTCGGCAACGCGGTTGATGATGTGTTTGTCGATGCGTTTAAGGGCGCGTTCGATTCGTTTGAGGATTTCGCAGACCGCCTGAAAAACGCCTTTGAAACACTCATGGCAGAGCTGGCATACGCTGCTGTCAAAAACGAGATCAAAATACAGCTAGGCATGAATGCTAGTGGCCAGGGCGGCATGATGCAGGGCGGCGGTGGCCAGGGCGGCTTCAACCTAAACCCCAGCACGCTCAAGAGCGGCTGGGATACGGCTAGTGGTTGGTTTGGTGGCGGCGGTGCGTCAGCAGGCAGTGCAGCGCAGGGATACGGCGGCGCAGGCTGGGCGAACAGCGCAACAAGCGGCGGCGGGTGGTACGGGTCTGCTACGTCAAGCGGAGCATCCGGGGGGATGAGCGCTATGGGCGGCGCCTACTACGCCGGGGCCGCAATTATCGGCAACGAGGTGGGTGACGCAGTTAGCGGCGCAATAACCGACAAGCAAGCGAACAGTAATTACGGCCAGATGGCAGGCACGGCAATCGGCTCCATTTGGGGGCCGATAGGCGCAGGTATCGGCTCGGCGATCGGTAGTGTCGGGGACTCTCTATTTGGCAGCTACACGCCGTTTCAAGGCCGATTCGGCACCACTGGCACGCTTAATGCAGGGACTGAAGGCGGGGGTAGTGATGGCGTCTTTGAGCATCAGGATGATGGGCGTTTTTACGAAAAATCAGCCCTTGGTTACGTCGGGTTTCGTGATAGAGGAACCGAGCGACTACAAAGGGCGGGCACTGGCGACAAGCAGTGGGCGGAAGACCTGACAAACGCCACCGCCCAGATGGATAACCTGGTTGCTAGTTTAGCGAGTGGCGCGTCAGAAATCGACGCTATGCGCGACGCGGTGCAGGGTCTAGAAGCGTCTGGCCGAAACGCGGCTGACATTGTCGATTTTGCGCTGAAAGAACGCCCTCGCGCTGCACTTGAGGAGATAGGTGGACACTTCGGTGATTTCGTCCGAGGGCTCTCCGGCGGCATTGAGCAAGTGGTTCAGCAAGCCCAGTT